GGCACCTACCGCCGCCAACTAGCAGAGGTACTAGTCGCGGTCGGTTGGTGGCCCAGCGACATTGCGTTTGACTCACGGGACTTGACAACGGTCATTAAAGTGCTTAACGAAGCAAACAAGAAAAGAAGGTAATCATGCCGTTTCGCAGTTACACCGAAAGATCGTCAACGGTTACGAGCAAAATTGAGGTTGTCGGGCTTAAAGAAGCGTTGAAAACTCTTAACAAAATTGACAAATCATTGCGTCGTGAAATTACCAAGGATTACAAGAAGATTGTTCAGCCTGTTATTGACGACGCCAAAAACCTTGTGCCGTCTAAAGCGCCGTTGTCTGGTATGGCTCGAGCCTACAAATACCGTTCAGGGTTTCAAGTGTTGCCCTGGTCAGAAGGATATAACCAAAAAATAATCGCAAAAATCAATACGCGAAACATCAAAGAAACCAGCGCTGGCGACAAGGTAAACGTCGGTACATTCATGATTCAATGGCAAGGCGCAACTGGCACCTTGTATGACACCACCATGGCTGGCGCGTTAGGCAAAGCGCTAACAGCACGTTATGGCCCTCGCTCGCGAGTAATGTGGAAAGCGTACGAGCAACGCCGTGATGACGTACTAAGAGAAATGGAACAGTTAGTGCGGCGTGTTATGGATGAAGCAAACAGAGAGACAACCTAATGGCAATCAATATCCCGATCATCAGCGAGTTTGACGGCAAAGGGATAAAGAAGGCTATTGCCCAATTTAAGCAACTTGAAACGACAGGCGAAAAAGCCCAATTTGCAATTAAAAAAGCTGCCGTTCCTGCAGCTGCCGCACTCGGCGGTTTGGCGATCGCGCTTGGTGATGCAACCAAAGCAGCGATGGAAGATCAGCAAGAGCAGGCCGCGTTAGCGCTTACTTTGCAGAATGTGACTGGCGCTGGCGCCGCACAGACCGCGCAGGTTGAGAAGCAGATCAGCGCGATGAGTCGAGCGTCTGGCGTTGCCGACACCGAATATCGCAAAGCGTTAGAAGCTCTTGTGCGCGGTACCAAAGATGTTGGCATTGCCATGAACGACATGAACCTTGTCATGGACATAAGTACGGCCACCGGCATGGACAGCGCCAGCGTCGCGGACGCATTGGCCAAGGCATACCAAGGCAACTTTAAGGCGCTCCGATCTTTGAGCCCAGAGATGTCAACCATGATCAAGGAAGGCGCAAGCCTGAACGAAGTCATGGACGTGCTCGGTGGGACTTTTGGCGGCGCAACTGCTAATAGCGCTGAAACCGCTGCAGGCAAAATGAAGATTCTTAAAAACTCAATTGGCGAAACCAAAGAGTCAATCGGCGCTGCCTTGTTGCCTGTGCTCGAAGCCGTCCTGCCTGTGCTTAATAAATTCGCTGCATGGGCTCAAGATAACCCCAAAGCATTCTTGGCTATTGCTGCCGCTATTGGGGCGGTCGCCGCTGCAATCGTTGTCACCAACATTGCCATGGCACTCAACCCGTTCAGCCTGATCGCTGCAGGTATCGCATTGCTTGTCGTCGCGCTGGTTACTGCATACAACAAGTTTGAGTGGTTCCGTGACGGCATCAACGCAATTGTCAACACCGTGATCGGTTTCTTTGCTGGCATGGTTAACGCTGCGATCGGCGCGGTTAACGCAATTATTAGCGCATATAACTCAATCCCATTGTTGCCTGATTTGCCAAAAGCCCCGACCGTGCCCGTTCCACAACTTGGCAAAACATCAAATACGCCTGCACCTGGACGCATGAGCATCCCTCGACTGGCCGAAGGTGGCATCGTGTCGTCACCTACCTTGGCGCTAATCGGTGAAGCAGGCCCAGAAGCCGTAGTGCCGTTAGACCGCATGGCCACAGGCGGCGGCGTAACCATAAACGTGACTGGCGGACTGTCCACAAGCGCAGAGATCGGTCAAGCCGTGGTCAACGCTTTGCGTGCCTACTCACGGAGTGCAGGGCCGTTGGCCTTGAACATTGCGTAATGCCAGGCGTCGCTGTTGTTGATTCAGGCAACTATGACCTGCAGATCGCCACGGGATTTATTGTTAACGGATTCACTCTTGACAACGTGACATCAGGAGTACTTGACAACACGTTCTTTGTGCTTGACGGCAACACCGAGTTTGCGAGCGTCATGGACTCAACAACCAGCATTACAGCCAAGCGCGGCAGACGCGACATAGGCGACACGTTTAGCGCTGGCACAATGACGTTCACCATCCAAGACGTCTCAGGGATTTTTAATCCGTTTGATCAGAGCAGTCCATATTGGGATACCGCCGAGGCAAAGCCTGGACTAGCACCTATGCGTCAGGTGAAGTTGATTCGATACAGCTCAACCGATGTCCCCGAATTGCTGTATTCAGGTTATGTGGTGAACTACGACTACAACTTTGCGCTCGGCGGTCTTGACACCGTGACGGTCTATTGCGCTGACCAGTTCTATCTACTGTCACAAACCTACCTAGACGAACTAAACGTCACCGCCGAAACATCAGGTGAGCGCATAGAAACCGTGCTTGATTTGCCAGAAGTTGACTTCCCAGCGTTAGCGCGCAACATCTCAACTGGCACCGTCAACCTTGGTCATGCCGCCGCATACACCGTGCCGGCAGGAACCAACGTGCTGCAATATATTGCCCAAATCAACGACACCGCCGAGTTTGGCCGTCTGTTTATGTCGCGTGATGGTGTGCTCACATTCCAAGACCGCATCGGTCAAACCCTCTCGGCGCCAGTTGCCGACTTTCACGATGACGGCACCGAGTACAAATACAATGGCGTTGGCATTTCATTTGAGGCTGACGCTGTGGTGAACCGCGCTGTCGTCACAGCTCTCGATGGCAAGACCGCAACAGCAACGGACGCAGGCTCAATCGCAACGTATTTCATTCAAACAAACAGCATTACAAACAGCCTGCTACACGAACAACCATCTATTAACGCCGCAGCTGCCTACTTGCTTAACCCTGAACCAGAGCCCCGATACACGTCAGTACAAACCGCATTTTTAATGCTGACCACAGCGCAAAAAGACACCTTGGCAACCGTGGAAATTGGCGACACGATTACCATAGAAAAGACATTCCCAAGCGGTGCCGGCACAACCCAGTTAGCGCAAGAGCTGTCAGTAGAGGGCATCGAGCACTATCTAGACTTTGCCACAGGCCACCGTGTGCTGTACTCAACCGCGCCTACCACAATCGTTTATGAGCTTATTTTAGATGACGCGGTGTATGGCACACTTGACGCAGAGAATGTCTTAGGATAAGGAGCACTATGCCGATCACTACATACACCGCTGGCGAAGTACTAACCGCCGCGTCACTCAATGCGAACTTTGCTGCAGGCGGACTTCAATTAGTTAAAACTGCAACAATAGGCACAGCCGTTGCGTCGGTAACGGTTTCCGATGCTTTTAATACCAATTACGAAGCCTACAAAATCATCATTTCTGGCGGAGTTGGGTCAAGCAATAACACGTCGTTTTCAATGCGACTTGGCGCAAGCGCAACAGGTTATTCATACAACATGCTTTACACGCAATACAACACAACAATGCAAATAGACGCTGGTTCCAACACAACCAGTTGGTTCAACATTGGCGGAATTGATAACACCTCAATAAGCCTGGTCATGGAATTGAATAACCCGTTCTTAGCCAAAAACACTTCATTTTCTACAACTGTGAACAGAACAGGTCTTGCTGGCCCATCACAAGGTTTGCACACCGTGGCAACCAGTTACACAGCCTTTACTTTGACACCTGATACTGGAACAATAACTGGCGGAACTATTCGCGTTTACGGATATGTAAAGGCATAAATCATGACATACGAAGAAGCAATTGCAATGTACCCGCGTGATGAAGTACACATTCAAGTTGATGACGTTGTACGCCCAATGACACCAAAAGAATACGAAGCCTTTATTGAGCGTCAAGTTAATCCACATGCGCCATTAGGAGAATAATGCGTTGGCGTCATCTCATCGGCTACGGCGCGCTGATTGCAGTCGTCCTGTGGGGATGCGCTGGATGTGCTGATCGGACTCGAATGAACTGCATTAGAACAAAAAACCAAGCAATTACACTCACCACAGAGCTTCAAGTTGGCGGTGGTCGCTGTGGCTAGATACACAAACGACGAAATCAAAGCACGACTAATCCTTGTCGTCGGCATCGGTCTGACATGCGCGTTTGTAGGCTCAATCTTTACCCTGCTTTATGGACTGCTATTTGTGACACAGCCACTTGAGCAAGCACCAAATGACGCAGAAGCCTTTTCGGTGCTTAATCCAATGCTCATGACACTCTCTGGCGGTCTTATAGGCTTATTAGCATCCAACGGATTAAAGAACAAATCAAAGGACGGCCGTGATGAAGGCTAAAGACAAAGCAATGCTCGCCAGTTATGCGCGATCAGTAGTTGGCGCGCTAATTGCCGTTTACTCGACAGGCACGACAGACCCACGTGACTTTGGAAAAGGCGCAATAGCCGCAATTATCCCACCATTGCTTCGCTGGGTAAACCCTAAAGACTCGGCATTTGGTCGTGGCGACAGCCAAAACTAACCCCAACGCACGGCCATACACAGGCAACAGCGACGGAGCATCAGCAGGCCCACGTGCCGGCATGAACGAATGGATTAAGCAAGCAATCGCAGTATCAAATAACGCTGTCTGGAATAACGGGTCGTGGGGTGTGCGCGACATGCGCGGCAACCCTGGCTCATTGTCAGTTCACGCGACTGGCAGAGCTGTTGACTTGTCATATCGCAAAACAGAAAAACACCAACAAGCAGGACGCCTCAATGCTTGCTCGTTTATTGACGTTGTTGTTGCTAACGCAAACACGCTCGGTCTTGAGTGCATCCTTGACTATTTTCCTGCACCGTACGGGCGCGCATGGCGTTGCGATCGGCAGGCATGGAAGAAATACAGCAAGCCAACAATTCACGGCGCGCCAGGTGGCGACTGGTTCCACGTCGAGATAACCCCACAGGCCGCCGACTCGGTAATCTTTGTTAAAGCCGCATTCTTAAAGGTCTTCGGGGAAATCCCACCCAAGGCTTGACCTATGCCCTAGGGTCGGAGTACCGACAAAAGGACAGGCAATGACTGACCCCCAGATATTTGATTACAGCGTCTATAC